AATTAACCGCTACCATGCGCTCGGATGGTAACTGGAATGAAACTGTTTTTCTGACTTCTTACGAGAGGTTGGTCTCTGGAAACAATCAGACCAGTATGGGCCATAGGCTCTCAGACCCTGCAATGAACGATTACCTACCGCTCGTCAGGGAAAGAGTCCGTGGTCTCCGGGCAAACGGTTCGATGTCTGATTGACTCCTTGCGCAGCGTGCGGCAAGTCAGTCTATGGCAACTCCTAGACTTGACTGGCCGACCTTTTATGGTCCGCAGGTTGACTATGGGGGATTTACGCTGCACTACAAAGGTAGAAAATTAAGACATCCGAATCGTTATGTGGGGCCAGCCGGAGTGGTTGGCCAGTGGAGCTGTTACAACTCCTCATCACACAACTTGTTCGTGGGAATCGTTAATAGGGTTCTCATGATTAAGAATCCGGGTTTTGACTATGACTCGATTATTGGGAAATACCATGACATCGATGTCAAGTTGAAAGAAGGATTGCAGTATAGAACAATGGAACATGTTGCTGACAAGCAATTTTTCAGAAGTTTCGAATTGCTGCCAGTGTGGTTTGGAGACATGCAGAGCATCAGCACGAGGTTGTGTGCTAACGTGAGAGTGAGGAAAATGACTCCTCAGGAGTTTGTGGATAGTAGACCATCTGGGAAATACCAGGTTTACTCTGAAGCACTTGATGAGTTGAGAAGGCAGAGGAACCTTTTGGCCAAGGATGTACATGTGAATGTTTTCGTTAAGTGGGAACTAGTGGCATCAAGTGGTAAGGACCCTCGCATCATCTCTCCTCGTTCTTACAAATACAATATTTTGCTCGGCCAGTACATTAATAAACATAATGAACTGGCCATATACTCCGGTATAGATGCTTTGTGGGGAGAAGTTTCGGTTTTCAAGCATTGTAATTTACAAGCGATGGCTGCTGAAATAGTTAAGAAGTGGGGTAATTTCACTTCGCCAGTGGCGGTAGGATTGGACGCGAGCAGGTTTGATCAACATGTGTCGGAGTCGGCTTTGCAGTTTGAGCACTCTGTCTACAAGAAATTGTGGCCAGGGGACAGAGAATTGCATAGCCTTCTGAGATGCCAACTTGCAAACTATTGCAAGGGAAAAGGAGACTTGTATGATTTTGAGTACAAAGCAACTGGTAGGATGTCTGGAGATATGAATACATCCGTCG